TAAATTGTGTTCACAAGCAACTTCAACTAGTTGAGATCTTCGTTCCTCATAGATTTCGCGTCCATGATAGAAGAATTCTCGACAAGCGCCCTCTAAATTGCAAACACACTGTTCCTCATCACCTAACTCACTGTCCATCCCCACATGTAGAGATTTAAAGATAGAGTCTTCGTCTAAGGCCCCAACACTACATCCCAATTCAGGAATGTAAACAGACTTACGCTTCAGAAAGTCAGCGGTCTGATCCGTCATAAAAGGTGTTGGAGTAGATGATTTGTCTGGCATGGTCATCTTTAAGCCATGTTTGGCCAGGTAATTGGCAACGTAGATGTGATTGAAACCCTCCATAATAGACTTGGAAGAAACTGAACCCTTAAAGTCGTCTCCATAAGTGACAATAGCTACATAGTCACTGAAGAAAAGGGGTTGTTTCTCATCCTGAACAAAATCGAAAAACGCACATCTGATCAAAAGAGAATTGCATATTCCGTTGATGTAGACTGTCATGTTCTGCCCCGAAGGGTTAGATCCAAACAGTCCTATCAAATCACCATTATACGCTACGTAAGCGTAGGCGATATCGGTAGCAATCCCTCTCATAATAGAACGATCCGCGTCCGTATAGTCAGGAAAGTTCCGAGTAAAGTCAATCAAAATGTCAAAAGCTGCTAAGACAATTTGCGCAGGAAGGGAAAAATCGAAACTAGTATAGTCACCAGCCAAAATACGGTCGGAGCCAAACTTACATATGTGATCTGAAAGATCACTCCACTCAGGACCATAAGGATTGATACCTACCGCATTCTCAGAAATCGTTGGAAATAAAGACAGTACTCTTGCCAGAGGCAAATAGTATTGTCTCACCAAGTACTGCAAAGCTATGGGAGCAGCTTCAAAGACACGGATCTTCTTCTTTCCAAACTTGACGGGTTCGTCTTTCAAACACGCTTTGAACACGCAATCAGAACGAGTCCCTGAGATATAAGCTGAACGAATAGCTTCAACCTCATCCATGATGAATGGAGTTAGAACTCGTGGGCAATTGTGCTCATCGTCTGGGGACAACTCAATGACATGATCAATCTTGGGTCCCGTACAGGGGTAACCTATAGATGTGGACATCTTCATCGAATCCACAAAGCGTTTACCATCAATACCAGAGACTACTTCCACTTCAGAAAGTTTACGAACTTCGTTGGCAAGAGCTGGAACTCTA